AGATGCACTGCCGTTGCCGTCAGCAAAGCCTGGGATGTACGCCTTAAATGGTGCATACTGCCCAACAGCTTGGCCGATGGTGGTAACGTCAATTTCAGCGCGGCTGATCTCAAAACTCCAGTTCTGCACTTGGCCTACAGCGGCGTAATCGGCGTAATAAACCTCAAATTCGTTAGGTGCGGCAATAGTGCCATCATCAGTGATAGCAAGAATAGTGCCGCCCGCAGTTGTTGATACGGTCAATACACCCGTAGCAGCAACGTAACTCAATACATAATAAGTAGTGGCTGAGCTAATCGGTGCTGGTAGTGTGCCGGAACCAGCCGCGCCAGTTTGGCTGTTTACAATGCGGAATTTAACTGGATCGCCTACTTTGAAATTTAGGTAAGCATTGGTCGTAATCTCGTCGTTAGCAATGCTGACGTTGGTCTCGCCAAAACTACCAACGGTACCAGCGGGCTTGTAGTAAAGAGCACCGGAAGTGCCGGAAAGGACGGTAACGGCCATGAGAAAAAGGGGCGACGGTATGCGGGCGCGGCCCGGCTGTCTATAGTCTAACGCGCCAGCGCAAATATGCTACTAGGGGTAAACAGTGGCAATAAAACCGCAACTGAATCGCCCGATGTAGTGGGGCAGATCTACAGGTGCGTCAAAAGTAGGCCCATCGATTTGGTTTACGCGGGCATACACACCAGCCCCGGCTGCGCGTGGAGTTGCGTTTAATGTCTGAAATGCTCCTGTTATTGCAGCAATTATTGTTTGATTGCGAACTGAACCTTTGCCTTTAGGTGTGTGGACACGACAAGTGATCGCTCCACGTACATAGTCAAAATCTGCTTTTAATGCTACTTCTGTTGTTAAGCCGAATGTAATGTTTACCATTACGTATTCGCTTGTACTGGTTAGAGTCGATGCGGCTAGGTTGTCAAAAAAGACTGGAACGGCAGGACTTAGTGCTGCACATGCAGTAGCAATTGGTACTTCGTATGCTGCTCGAATTGATTGGTAGTTCATTAGCCAAATCCTTGGGCTGTACCAAAACTTGGTGGGGCTTTGAGTCCTGTTCTAAAGCCTTTAGCTAGATCTTTGTTCAGAGCTCCACCTACGTTATAGGTAGGCCACCAATCTTTAGGCGCGGTGCTCGTGTTAGGGCCGTCGGTTCCAACTAACTGACCTCGAGTTGCGTTAGTCGGGCGGTATCCTTTAGTTTGATCTTTAACCGCTTTACCATCAAAACTGTTGGGGTCGTACACGTAAGGGGTGAGGTCCATAGCCACGTCGGCATGGGGCGCTCCGTTGACGATAGTGTACCAAATTCCTGATGTTTGGAATTTTGTTGCCGGTACATTTCGCAGGTCGTATTTATATAGACCGGATGCCTTGCGGGGGCCACCTGGAGAATCGCCTTTAGGTACGGCGTACCACGCAGATGAAAACTCTCCGCTATAACCTGGACCTGCTTCTACCAAGCCGTTCATTATTTGGACGCAAGTTGTTCTTGCTGCACGAATTGTTACATCCTTTAAGTCTTTTACTAAGAATTTAAGGTCTCTTGCCATTACTCTGGCCTCGCTATAAGACTGAAGAATACTGGAGATGTGCCACGGTAGGTTTTGATGTCAATTAGGCGGGCTTCGCGACTTACACCATTTTCGAGATATTGGATGCGGTCACGGATTGAAGGCTGGTGAGCAGGTAAGGAGGATGCGGCGATGTAGATTTTGAGGTCGCCGGTTTGATACAAGCCTTCGCTTTCTTCTTTGTTGACTACTGCAATGATTGCGTTGAGGGTTACGTTTACGTCGGTTACGGTTACTACACCGGTTGTGGTGTTGTAGCTATCGGTGCCAGCTTTTATGTAGGTGATGGAAATGCCCCACTTGTCGATTAGGGGGCTTGGGATGGGGCCGAATACGTCGTCTATGGCAGCCATTAGTTTCTATAGGTAGGGATTTGGCGGACGTTGGATGCGTTACGGACCCAGCAGCGCAGGTAGCTTTTGAGCCAGGGGAGAACGTCAACGATGCTGTCTACGGAAGATACGGCGTCCGAGCTGCGGTATTCCACTTTTAGATCGCCGAGTTCCACCTTGTCGTAGGCGCCAGGGCCGGTGGTTGAGCCACGCATAAGCGTGGGGGTGGTGATTAGGGCTTGTGCGGTTTCGGCGGTGGCGGCTTGGATGTCGGCGGGAATGTAGGTTGCGTCTGCTTCAACACCGTCGCAACTTACGTCGGTGCGCGGCCACTTCAAGGCTTGCGTGGTGCTGGCGCGGTCGCCGTAGTATTCCAGGCTCTCCAGCCAGCTTGTTGCTGTGATTAGGGCGGCGGCTTTGTCGTCGGCGCTGGCTGCTGTCCAGCTTGCGTTGCCTAGACGGTCGCCAAAATATGTAGTCGCTGTTGCTACTGTAATGTATGAGTTTGAGGTTGATCCCCCCAACGTAGCAATCAGCGTTGGCATGGCGGCGGCTGTTTATGTTCCAGTTTAGGCGATGTATTGCAGGTAGCGGGCTGCTTTGAGCGGTAAGTTTTTCTTTTGTGGGCGGGTGGTGCCGTCTTGGACGTGGGGGAAGGATACGTGATAGATAGTGTGGCCGTCCATGGCAATTCCAGCGTCAATATCGTGGCGTTGGGACCATGGTGCATCAACCGTCCAAGTTGCTGTACCATCTGTAATGTAGAATCTTGCAATTTTCATGGCCACTAAAAAAATGTCCGAAAATGTTGAATTGAAGGCTGCACCTGTGTGTTCTCCTTTTGGTTCCAGTCCTCGGAAGTGGGCGGATGTGATGCCGCAAATTCAGAAGAAAGTTGCGGAAGGGATGAACTATCAGGAGGCGGCTGATGCTCTTAATGTTAGCTATGTTCTGGTTAATCAGTTGGCTACACAGTCGTACAAGTCTTCCATTCATACGGAAGAGTTGTTTGAGGTGCAGGAAAAGAAGCGTTTGGGTTTGATTGATTGATACAAAAAAGGGGCTCAAAAGAGCCCCTCTTATACCTTTTGGTGATGCTTATGCGTAAGCAGAAGTGTCGAAAGGTGTGTTCACAAGGAGGCGTACCAGGGGCACGTTCTTGGAGTTTACGTAAGCCAGAGTCCAGCTAGAGGTGTTACCCAGGTTGCCAGAAGATGTTGCATTGGTGGGGTTATCAGTGGATTCAGACCACTTGGTTCCCAATACGTGATAACCGTAGTGGTAATCAACTGCCATCACGTCCTGGAGGGACAAGATGTTGCGGTCGGTTGCAATACGGAGATCCTGTTGGATACCTTCGGAGATAACGCCAGACTTGAACAGGTAAACGGGGTACTTAACGATGTGAGTCGCGGTACCACCGGTCAAGTTGGTGAGCTGGTCGTCGATTACCACACGGAGACCAGCGAACTGGGCTACGTCTTCGCTTGTCACACCTACACCGCCACCGCCCCACACAACAGAACCGGCTGCGGATAGTGCAGAGGTGCTGAAGGTGAGCATACCAACTTGCTGCAAGTAGGCAGCTACGTTGGAGTGCATTGCAATTACGTCGAGGTCAGAACTGCGCTCACCGAGCTTCAGTTTGGCCTTAACAACGTTTGCTGCGGTCAGGTAGTTAGCTTCGGTTACGGAGCCAGGAACGCCTGCAAAGGAAGCGTTTACTGTGTTGGCACTCAAGATACCGTCGGAGGCGATGCCGCCGAAAATACCAGCGAGTTGTGCCAGTAGGGTGGTGGTTTTGAGCTTGTTGATCGCAGCGGTTAGCTGGTCACGAACGTGAGCGAGAGGATCAGCGCCACTGCCGAGCTTGCCAAGATCGTCTGCCGCGTAGCTAAAGCCACGGTGCAGAATTGTCATAATTTGTTCGTCGGCTGTTACACCGGCAGGGCTCATGTAGCCGCCGCTACCCCAGGTGTGGTTCGACTGAATTACCACCTCGGTGGGGGCGATTGCGTCGAAGAAAGGCACACGTACACGGGTGCCGCCAGCACGGGCGTCGAGAGCAGCGTTGCGCTGTACGATGCCGGACTGAACCCACTTGGACTGTTGGAAGATACCTTCAGCTACGTAGCTGAGGAACTCGGGGCGGGCAATCAGGTTGCTCAGGAATGTAGTTCCAGAGCCGTAGTTTTGTAAAACAGCAGTCATTGGGAATTACCGGAGGAAAGGTTTACGATGCTTGGCCTCCCCACAGGGGTGCCCCACAAGGGCTAGGTTGTTGCTTCTGCTTTTAATAGTTTAGCCACGTCTGGATTTTCAGCAAGCAGGCGAACTTGCTCGGTTATGTTCCAGCTTTCGCGGCGGAATGGGTTTGCAGTGCCCGGTAATACGCTGGGGCGTGGCGCTGTTGTTGTGCCCATTCCAGCGCGATTTTGTGCCGCAAAATGGTGTTCGTAACCGCTGCCTGGGTTGCGTAATCCTGCTACATAGTCGGTGAGGGCAACTTCTACGCCACCTTTGATTGCAACGGGAGTGCCATCTTTGGATTGGAGGTCGTCTTGCACGAGGCGGTAGAGCTGGTCGGGTGCAAGTGCTCCAGCGGCGGATAGGTCAGAGATGGCGCGGGCTTTGAGCTGTTCGCGGCTGTAGTTAGTTTGAATTTCGCCTATTTTCTGTTCGCGGTCTTGTAGTTGGGCGCGGAGGTCGGCGTTTGTTTTTTGTGCTTCTTCCCAAAGTGTGCGAAACTCACCGGATTGTTCCAGTTGTTGTTGTTGGGCGGCTTTTTGGGTGGTTTCTATTTCGTCGAGGCGGCGTTGTGGGGCCTCGCGGGCTTCTTTATCGCGGCGGCGTTCGCCTATTAGTTCCGTATTCTTTGATCGTAATGCTTCAATCTGCATTGCAAGATCAGACGATTCAGCCACGGGCTGCTCAATAGCGGTCTCCACTGGAGCCGTTTCGAGTTGTTGTTCAGACACGGAAAATTAGGTCTCAGGACTTTCGTAGTTTAACTCTTCTGTAGTAGAAACCCCGTTACCTGCAATACGCTCCAGCTCGTCTTCAATGTCTAGGTCGTCTGGTAAAATCTCGCCGCGTCGTAAAATCTCAAGTAGTGTCTCGTCGGATAACTTGCCTTTGGTGTTCAGATCTGTGATGGCTGTTATGTCCTGGCCGATCAGACGGTAGAAGTCAAAATCACGATCCAGGTAGATTTCGGGTGGTTCGATGCCTACATACTGGGATGCCATCTCAAATGCACGTTTTAAGCCGGAACATACCTCCATGCTTAGTACTGCTAACACTGAATTAGATTGGGCCTGGTCAATACGTTTAGAATCTGCGGATTCGGCTACAAACTTTTGGCCGAACAGTTTTGTGATGCCCAAAGTGGACATTTGGGTTTCGATTGCTGTTATTTCTGCTGCTTGCGCGGCAAAACTTGTGGCGTCCGACTGCACGTAATAGGCTTTGTTGCCTGGTGGCATCGCTAGGGCGTAGTTCACGCCGACCGATACTTCGTTGGTGTCCATGTCCCAGCCTTCTAGGATCAGGATGGGCATTGCGGCGACGTGGAGTGCGTGGATTAGGTCGGCTTGGCGTTGGTAGTGGGTAATGTTAAGATTTGCAATGTCAAGAAGTGGTGGTTGGGACCGTAACATCCCCAGGCGGTTGGCGTAGATGGGTACTAGGGGGATTTCAGGGAGGGTGAATTCACCGGATTCGTGCAGAATGAAGCTGTTTTGGCCTTGGATGTATAAGTCGTAGCTGCCGGGATAGATGACGCGCATCTGCTCTACTTGCGTTTCGCCGAAGTCGCCTTGGGGTTGAGTGGTGTATTCGTGGATGCGGACTTGGGTTAGTGGGGATGTTGGTAGTGTGGTTTCTTGGCGCCAGCCCCAGATTTGGGGTGCTTCGACTGGGACGAAGTAGGGGCGGCGTTCCAGTGCGCGTTCTTCGGCGAGGCTGAGGGCGACGCTGGCTGGGGGGTAGTCAACGAGGATTGCGCTGTGGCCGTAGGTCAGGCTGGAGACTAAAATGCGGCGGGCAAATTCATTTAGGTCCGAGCCGAGGCCGTCTACGTTTTCGGAAAAGGTTTTCCAGTAGTCGTCGCCTTCGATGTGGATGGGTTTGCGCAGGATTGCTCCAGCGGCGGTTTCGATGATGCGTTGGGTGTAGGGGGAGAGGACGGAGCGGGCTATGCGGGATTCCCAGGCGTCGTCGGTTTCGCGGGGTTCTTGGGGGAGGTAGTTGGCGGCTTGGCTGCGGATGAAGTCGGAGCCGAGGCTGACGGCGGCCATTGCGTTCCAGCTCGCAGTCATTGCGATTGCGTCGAGGGAACGGGTGAAGGGAGTATCGCTGATGCTTTTGCTGATTGTGCCAACTGCGCCGGTATATGTCATGAGGGGAGTTACATTGCTCCTATTTTGACAGATACTGTTGCCGTGTTTGTGCTGGTTAGGGTAGTTAGGTGGACTCGGATGAAGCGGCTGGGTTGGTTTTGCGCGAAGTACATGTACGTTCCATCCGCGTCAATTGTGCTAATCTCGCCTGTTTTCTTTGCTACTACAGTTAGGTGGCCCCAGTTTGTTCCATCTAGGGAACCCTCATAATTAAATACTGCTTGCTTGCCTCCGCCGGTTAAACCACTGACAGTTACTTGGAAAATCCAATCGCGGGCTACTGCTTCAATACTCGTGAAGTAACCCGCTGTAGTGCGGCTACCTTCTGTCCATATTGTGAGCTCGCCATCGTGGATGGTGCCGCCGTCGGTCGCCATTATTCGTCCTCTTCTTGGCCCACGATTACTTCGATGCCATCAACTAGGCGGTGGACGAGGGAGGCGATGTTATAAGCGCTTTCGGGAACTGGAAATATCATTGTTACTTCGAGTGTATCGGTCTCGAAGTCAATTGATAGGTTGGAGCAACTTCCGGTGCAGATTGTGGTGGTGACGGTCATTACTTTTTGCCGGGCTTTTTCTTGGGTTTGGTCATGCCCGCTTCGGACATGGCAATTGCACGAGCTTGGGCGGGGTTGGTTACAATTGGACCCTTTTTGCTGCCTGAGTGCAGTTCGCCTTTGCCGTATTCAGTCATAACTTTGGCTATTTTCTTTTCGGCTTTAGTCTTCTTTTTTGCTGCCATCGCGGTACCAGCGGGTAGTTCCAGTATAGGTCACCAGACGCGGAAGTCGGTGGAGCCCATGTTTTCCGGTTTGGCAAGGTTGAATACTTGTAGGCACATGTAACCAAGGGCGTCGAATGAGTGATCCACGCCGAGATTTTTGTTGGGCATGTTTGTGTGGGGTGTGTAGGTTAAAGTGCGCAGACTTTTGATTAGTTCCACGCAGCGGGGGTGGATTTTGATGCGGCGGGTTCCGGCGGCGTCGAGGAGGCCCATGTTTACGCAGGTTATTTTGTCGCGGATCTTCCAGGGAGAGCGGGGTGTTGATACGGTGAGGCCCGCTTTGCGGAGGATTGAGTGGTCGGTTGCTCCAACGCCGGAGGTTTTGCGGGCCGCGCCGGTTGGGTCGGGGCAGGTGATGATTCGCCGCTCCATCCCGTATTTGTCGATTAGGGTTTCGCAGAAATCCCAGGTGGTGGCGCCTCCGGTGAGGATTATTTCGTCGAATACCCAGAGTTCGGACTGGTATTTGACGGCACACACGGCGGACATAGGGGATACGTTGAAGTCCAGGCCCACCAGTAGGGGGAGTACGGGAATATCTTTGATTTCGGTGCTTATGTTGGCGTCGCTGAAGTTGATTGCGACTAAACCGCTTAGATTTTCAAAGCTGGCTTCAAATTCTTGGCGGAATGTACGTGAATCGAGTTGGCCTCGCGCTGCTTCGATCTCTGCGGGTGGTACATTGTCGCCGTCAATGGTGGTAAATTGCCAGCGTTTCCAGTCCTTTTCGGCTTCTTCGGCGTAACACCAGAGGTCGTAGAACCAGGAGGCTGTTCCATCCGGAGTGGAGATGAATAAGGCCCAGCCTTGTTTGTCTGCAAGGGAGGGGCGGATCACCTCGAACCAGACTTCGGGGTCCATGAAGGCGGCTTCGTCTAGTACCACGCCGGATAGGCTTCTGCCGCGCAACGCCATTGCGTTTTCAGTGCCTTTTAGTTCGATCGTGCTGCCGTTTACCAGTTCCAGCTTTAGGTCGGTTTCGTTTTTTGCCTTTACCCAGGCTGGCGGGACTAGCTTTTTTAATACTTTCCACGCAATATCTTTGGCCATTCGGTATGTTGGCGCTGCGTAGAAGAATGTTTCGCCGGGGCGTTCGATTGCTCCACGCAGAAGTTCGATGCAGGCTAAATATGATTTACCGAAGCGGCGACCGGCAACGAGGACGCGGAAACGTGAGCGATTATTGAATACTTGACCCTGGGCGTGGCGTAATGTTAAGCCGGTGTTCGACACGATTTCTTATTTTTCGGTACTTAGATACTACTCTACAGGAACTCGACCCCTACCCCCTGTTGTGTAGTAGGGTAGAGTAGGTTGAGATTGTACCAGTAGGTTCCCGGGACGGTGACCAGCGCCGCCAGAACTCCTACCCTACCCCGGGTGGTACGTTTGGACTAGGGCCCGAGGTTGGGCGGGCCCTAGTAGGTTTGAACTATTTGGCGGCTCGGTAAACTTTCCAGAACTCGCTAACAAGGTGTTCAGGTAATTTAGCAGCAAAACTTAAAGCGGCTTCTTTCTTAACCTGTGCTGAAATGTTCTTTTCGATGTATTCAATTTGCTTAGGGGTGAGAGCCATGGGTCTGGGGTTCGGTGCGCCTTGGTTTAGCGCTTGAATGTATTGTAGCAGATTAGAGAAAGCCTAGCTACTTGCTAGGCTCAATTTAACAATTCTTTAGGTTTCACCCTTCAGAATAAAGTAGAAACCGCAGGCCGTACAAAACAGCGCCAATGGGATGGATGTACTAGAACAGGCTAGCACCAGAGCAGAGCACGTTATCGCGCTTTTCATGCTGACACCTTGCCAGCTGCTACCTTGCCGGCTTCGTTAGTTTCCCAGATTTTGAGATCTTCTAATATGCTGTTTAGTAAACTGTGATTTACTCTGCTTAGCTCCTTTGTGTGACACAAGCCATGGATAAAGTAAACACAAGACCTTAAAAATTCCTCTGTATCAACACCCTCCACAACTACACTGTTCCCAGGTGATTCCTCGAATGTAACCTTAACTTTATTAGCCCAATCCCAGATAGAAACCCTGTCGGTTGCGATTAAGGAAATGGTGTGTTCTTGTTGGTTTTTCATGGTTTTTGTTTGGTGGTGGGTTGATTGCGCCATGGTTGGGCGCTTGGTTGTAGTGTAGCAGATAAGGGACGGCCTAGCGGGAGGCTAGACTTAACTTAACAATTCTTTAAGTTTGCACAATGCTCAAAATATCACGGGCCAAATACGTCATACCAGCATTAACTAGACCGGCGGCAAAATCATCTGGGGTTTCTATTGTTTCCCCCTCTAATAACTGAAGCCTAGAGGTGTACCCGTAAGCTTCGCAGGCTAAGTCTACCCACGCTAAGAGTTCGGTTTCGTTTCTATTGTAGAACTCTATTAAGTCTCTGGTGTAACACATATCTAAATTAACAAAATCGCTGCGATCGTAATTTACCAAACCGGTATCTTCTAAAGTATCGCTACCGTAGGAATCTAGAAAGTAAGCAACGCAAGCATCGTCTAAGTCTACGTGATCGCATATGAGATAACGTATTAAATCATACTCACAGGGTATTGATTCCTTAGCGCACCAAGCCCGATAAACATCTCGAGCTGTCTCATCTAGACTCTCCCAACCTCTATGCCAAGGACCAGGTTGATACTTTGCGGATACTCTAGAAAGTATTTGGTAACCTTTGGAGTCCTGGCCTGAATGATTTTCGGCCCAAAATAGATAGGTGCCTTCACAGTAGCTAAAGCGTTCGATTGTCTGCATTGTGTGGGTAGCGAATGGAGCGCTTTGGTTTTGCGCTTTCCTACAATACAGCCAAATAGCAAGCCCAACCGAGGGAAACCTAAAAAAAGTATTAAAAGTTTACACGCTGCATAATTGAGAATGATTCTCAGCCGCGGCTGCCGTGGTAGGATGCTCCAGCCTGACCCTGCCCTAACTCTGCCCTAACTCTGCCCTAACTCTGCCCTGGCAGTACGCTTGCACTAGGACGCGGTGCCTTAGTGCCTTAGTGCCTTAGTGCCTTAGTGCCTTAGTGCCCTAGTGCCCCAGGCAATGAAAGGCAATAATGAAAGGCAATAATGAAAGGCAATAATGAAAGGCAATAATGAAAGGCAATAATGAAAGGCTAATCAGCATCTAATGAAAGGTTTTCTGGCACAAATTCAAGCGCGGGAGTGATATTAACTGGTTTAGACCCTGATGAAAGGTTTTTTGGGCGTGATTCTTCCACCGTAATGTTAAGAATTGGTGCCAGCATTGCTTGTTGCTCAGGCGCCACTTCCCCGACGACGGCGCCTAAATCCTTAAGTGCTTGTGTTGCTGTCTGCAATTGTCCCTTTCTTATGGCTGCATTTATCACTCTAAGCCTCATTCCTTGGATACGTGACACTATACTCTCACGATCTAAGTTCCAGTCGTCTCTATTCTGTTCTTTGACCACTTCCCAGTCGCGCCAAGCGGTGCTGAGGGAGATGCTTTCTCTTGTCGCATGGTCGTAGACTAAGTGCCGGGTGGGTAACCCCTCCAATTGGCGCTTATATAGCCTGCGACACCTTTCCTCTACCAGTGCGTTGGGATTACGTTTCCCGTAGGGTCTGTTTTCTTTCTTAACAGGTAGCGATTCGCTATTTGATATTTCCTCAACCTCAATCTCGTCAATCTCGTCGCTCTGCTCCAGTTCTAAATCGGTGTCGTTTTCTTCCATTACAAAGCGCAATATGCTTCTACCATACTACACAGGGTTAGGAGTTGCGTATTCTATAGCGCAGGCATCATCAGGTTCGTCTCCCTGAGTGCAGGAAGCTATTGCTTGCTCGATTGCGTTTTCTTCACTATCTGAAACAACCAAAATGGTTGCCGTTTCTTCGGAGTCCTCCTGGGGGTCGATTGGGCGAATGTTCCAGATCATGGTGACTGCGTAGGTTTTCATGGGTTCAGAGGTAGGTGTGTTGTAGGGGTACGAGTAACCAGGCATACTTATCGACCATTGTCTTGCAGTCGGGACATTGGAGGCCGGACCATGCGAAATGAAACACCTTGCTAACGCTTTGACAGTGGGGGCAGACGATAGAGCGGGGCCCATTGTTACGGGAAGCTCTGGTGTGACGGTTGACGGTTTGCATTGGGTTCGCCGGTTCGGGTGGCCGGGTGTTGTTTACTCTCATACAATAGACAGGTATGCCCCAGCTGTCAAGCGGTTGCTTTTACCTTTTTCTACTGTATGATTCCTGAGTTCACCCAACACCCACGGGAACCATGGCAACACAGGAAGAGCGCGATCAAATCCGCCTCGAAAAACGGCATTATTCCGATCTGCGCTGGGCAGTTGAGCACAGCATTCTGATGGATTCCGACTGGGCAGACCTCCGGGTGCTCCACTCGAATTACGGAAAAGAGGGGCCGCTTCGCCTTGAGCGGGAACTGCTGCCTTTTTGGCAACAATGTCAAAAGCTAAACCTCGCTTTAGATCGCGCTAGGAACCATCCTCTCACCGTCAACGCTGCCGACGTGTTGGCTGAGTTATCCACAGTTTCCACAACCACCAAATAAAACACAAATGACTGCTACTCGCCACCCATCCATTGTCAGCGCTCTTAACCTCGCTCTAGCTGAAACCGGTTGCACCAAAGACCAAGCACTTTCAATGGTGATCCATGTGCTTGTTGAAGCTGGCGTCCCAATTCAAAAGGCTACCGATAGTGTTGTTGGCCCCGGCACTTATCAGATGATTTCCGATAAGACGTGGGAAATACTCCAACCCGATTAAGCCTGACGCTCCAGTCAAAAAGAAACCCCTTGGAGTGATGAGCTCCAGGGGGTTTTCTTATTGCCTTGTGGTAGGTAGCGAACGTAGCGAGTTTTGACACTCCATAACCGCCCCAGGTGGCAACGTGAGTCTCGCCAGACGCAACGGAGCGAGTGCAGCAAGCGCCATAAAGTGCCCCAGCTCAATCTGGCCCTCGGTAACACCCTGAGTGTTACGAAACGTCACATACCGTATGAAAGGCGGCGTGGTGGCGCGGAGCACTTCGCCCCACAGCACCATGCCGCACACGCTGCGCACAATCATGTCCCAGTTCTTGCCGGGTCCGCGTGGTAGTCGGCGTTGCTGATGGTCATTGTGGTAATGCCTCTAATGCTTTGCGGATGGTGTCAAGGTCTTGGTGTTGCTCACGGGTGTCATTTGCTCCTGTTGCGACAGCGTGTAACGCAATGAGCGCCTGCTCCTTCAAGCTCGGCGGCTTGGGGCGGCGGGCGGTGCGAAGAGGGTGGTCTGCTTGTGGGTAGCTGTAGTTGCGCTCTAGCCACTCGCAACACGCCTCCAGCTCTTGATCAGCACCCCATTGAGCGGCTTGGGTGGCAAGAGCAAGCTCGACACCACTCACTTCACCAGTAACAGTGGTACCAAAGTAAGTGCCAAGCCACTGCTGAATCATTTCAGGCGGTGGGGTGATTGAATGAGTCATTGCGCTTTACCAGAGTGGTGTTCGTTGGTGATGAAAGGGGGTAGGAGAACATCGGTCAGTTCCACCCGTTGAAAGGCGGAACCGCAGAGGTGTTTGCCACGTTCCAGCGCCGTGGCGTAGTCGATGCAGCGCATCAAAAAGGTTTGGCCTGCGGTGTCATAACTACAGGATTGGAAAACACGGTAAACAGGCATCAGCGGTTCCAGCATGAGCCGTACATACGTGCGGTTTCGTATTCGCGGTTGAAACGCTCGTTAGTGCAGTGTTGAACGGCACGTTCCGCTGCGCAGTGTGCAAGGTTTATGCAGTCGAAAAGGGTCAAGCTCCAGCCTTTGGACTCGTAGGTGGCGTCACCTTCGCGGAGCCAGTTTACCAACGCTTTGTCAAAAGCACTGTAATCCTCGGGAAGGGGAAGGAGGCCTTCGGCTTCCCACTCGGATTCGCTTAACCACTGCTTAGTGATAGGGCATTGGCCGCCCCAGCCGTATTCGGGATCTGCATCCCAGTCTTGGGCGTGACGGGCTCTGGCCGCCCTATCGGCCTCGGCCATGTACTCGTAGGCGCCCCAGGAGGGTAAACTGGCGTAGCCAATTCTGGGTTTGCTGTTTTCGGTGGTGGTTGTGGTCATCATCAAGGTGGTGATGTGTACCGTGTAACAGTAGCATGAAAGGCGAGCGTAGCAAGCGCTCCAGCTTCATATATCGTCAAGATCTGCCCATGGTTTTGGGGGTGGTGCGGGGGTGCGTAACTTTTCAAGGTAGGTAACGAAGCGACCGTGGAAGTTGTGCGACCGTTCCAGTAGTTCGTCCTTACTGAGCCAATGCACATCGGGGGGACCGGCGCGGCGGGCAATTACGACTGCTCCACCTGCAAACTCCTGGCTGGGGTTGTGTTGAATGGTTCCCGCGTGGTAGGCGCCGAGTTGATCGAAGTAATCCTCCAGCAGTTCGGCGCCGCGCCGGGTGGCGCTGGTTTTCCAGTCCACCAGCCATAGGCCGGGGCGGTCTCGCAGATACAAAGCGGCGTCGAATGTTCCAGCCCAGCCGTGGCATAAGGCGGTGGCAGCATGGAGGTACGGCGGGCTGCATGTAATGCGCAGTTCCACGCCTGCTTCGCCAGCGCAGTGTTGTTCCAGCCAGGCATCAAGGCCTCGACCGTAACCGACGCAGCTCAGGTCTAATTTTGGTGGGTTGCTTTTGTACGCTTTTGCCAGTGCCCATTTCCAGATCGAGCTAGGGATTCGCGAGCTTCGCTCACTGAATATGGCATCTGTGGTTGCTCCAGTGCTCTTTGCGAGTGCTGCAAGCGCGAGCTTTCGTGCCGTTTTGAGGCGCCACTCCACTCGTGAATGGGCGCGGGTGCCACGGGTGGTGGCCACGCTAGAGATAACGCCAGCGCGATCCCCCATGCGGGCTTTCCAGCGCTCCAGTGCATCATTGTTGGCGGTTTCTTTGAGAATATGAGTGACGCTGTGGTAAACCTTGCCCGTAACGTCGCGGTATACGCGGAATGGGCCAGTGTTGTCCTGCTCCAGTCCAGTGTGGCCTTGCAGGAACATGTAAATACTCTTTCCCATTACATAATACCACTAAAAAGCCCCCAGCGCAAGGCCAGGGGCAAAGGTAGTGGGGGACTAGGCTTTGAAAGGATCTCCACCCGTTAGTAGGCGGGTAATGTCGAAACCGGCAGCACGGGTTTCGGACCATGCAGCTTCAATCACCTTGTTAGTGGTGGTTTTGCGGGGTGCTGGGCGCAGTGTGTAAACAGTGGTGAGTTTTGAGCCAGTGCGGGACAGTATGAAATCCCACTCCTGGAGGTTCTCGTAATCCTCCATCTGTGCCACTTGATCCAGTTCGGAGATGATCGACTTCTGGGTAAGTTGCAGAACCTTTACCTTGCCGTCTTCAAAGTGGTAGACGGGAACGGCGATGGCAAACTTGATGTCGAGGCCGCCGTTGTCTTTGGTGCGTGGGGTGTAGCTGCCTAGTTCCAGTACGACTTCTTCTGGGGTGGGTTCTTGGGGGAAGCGGAAAGGCTTCATGGAGCCTGCGCTGTCCTGGCCCCAGGTTTCCCAGAACTCAAGGGGTTCTTCGGAGAGGAGGGCAAAACGGGCGCTGCTTCCGTCGGCAATTTTGCTGGGAGAAAGGTAGGCGCCACCGCTTTTTTGGGTGATTGCGGCTGTTGCGGTTTTTGAGAGAAATGCCATCTGTTTGGTGGTTTGTGTAGCCCAGGGTGGGCTGTACTTTTACACAGTAACAGGTTGTCAGGATGCTGTCAAGCGTTACCATAGAAAAACGCCCCAGCCGCCTTTCGGTGGTCGGGGCGTCTTTGAACAACCTCACTCTGAAGTTTACCATGTGTACTACACAAGAGCTGCTCGCCTTTGTGCGGCAGTTGCCGATAGGTATTGCCTACGCACCGATTTATGCCAATACATGTCCCATGCAGTCGGGGCAATTAAGTAAAGGCAAGACTCCGTTTGAAAGGGCTCACCATCATGTGATGACGCCTGCGGATGTGGCGTTACAGATTGAGCGCAGGCCGGAGGTATTCCAGGCTGTAGGTATTTTTGCCGGGCCTCGTAGTAAGGGGATTGTTTTTCTTGATGTGGACCGGAACCTGTCGCGGTTGCGGAAGAAGTGGAAGGACACACTTGAGGGTGCTCCAGTCGTTACCAGTACGAAGAGCAATGCGGCGAAGTACCTCTTTAGGGTCCCTGAGGAGCTGTGGGGCCAGGTAAAAGGTTTTGGGTTGTCAGATACCGGGGCGGGGTATGAGGTGCTCTGGGGGCGCCAGGGGCTCATCTATGGGGCATATCCGGGTTCGAGTGATGGGAAGGCTCCAGCTGGGTCGTATGGGTTTGAAGGGGATCTGGAGGAGGTGCCGGTGGCGCCCGAGTGGTTGTTGGCGGAGATGCGCGATGCGGCGGGGCGCGAAGTGCAGGATGCGGGGTTTATTAAAAACCGTAAAGCGTTGGATTTCTCGGATAGGGACCCGGCGGAAGTTGCTGAGATGATCCAGTGCGCTTTGAAGGTCATACCGGGGCAGGGCATTGGTAGTCGGGATCACTGGATAAAGGTTGGTATGGCGATCCACTCGGAGGTGCCGGGGGATTTGGGGTTGACTTTGTGGTCGGCGTGGTCAGCAGAAGATCCCGAGTATGCGGGGGAGTGGACGGAGGAGAATCCGTGTGAACCAGTCTGGAAGTCGTTTAGGAAAGGACCGGTGTCGTTGGGCACCTTGTTCTGGATGGCCGATCAGCAAATGCCCGGCAGGTTGTGGTTGCCCGAGGATTTGCGCAAGGTTGTTGTTGATGTGGAGAGCGACAACGTAACTCGTATTAGGCAGGTGACTATCGAGTTTCCCAAGCTTGTGGCGAAGGCTAGGGAGATCCAGGAGTTGGATAACCCGGCGGAGATGGCACACCGTATGAATG